CAAAAGTTATATTTGGTTGAGATGATAAAGTCCAGTTATCTTTAATTAGATTCTTGGCAGTTTCTGCACTTTGATACATATTGGAATTACCCATACTTTATATAAATCCTACAGAGTTATTAAGTTTATCATTTGCCAAGTCTCCAGTCATATCTAGGAGAGTCTTTTTTAGGTTTTGGACTTTTTCCTTTATTATATCTATTGTTCCATCCACGACCTACAGTTGCATTTTCTGCCTTCCAAACTTCATAATCTTGCTGTCTCTGAGTATTAGCTTTTTGTCTATCATTTGAGAATCTTTTATAACGTCTTGCTTTAGATATATATGCTGCCTTACCTGCACGAATACCTTTTTTGAAAGGTACAGGTCTATCAGCATAATCTGCTGACATACGAAAAGTCTTCTGTCCTAATGCTTTGGCATAAACACCATTTGCTATTAAAAATACAGATCTATCTATCCAGTTAGCTTTACCTTTAGGTGTTTTATCCAAAAAATCATCAAAATCTCTAGAATTATAAATACCTTTTTTCAAAAACCAAGTTCTAATATTTGTAATGTTTGGGAACTTAGGTTCTGGTTTCCATATACCTTTAAAGTCTTCTGTTTCTTGTAAAAACTTTTTCTGTCTTTCACCTATACCTTTTATTAATTCTGCATCATTGTTAGTTTGAAATTCATGTATTCTGGGTTTCTGTTCTTTACCATCTATTGTAGTAGTTTTATCTACGTTGAAATCATTTAAATCAAGATTCAAAAGTTCTTCTTGAAACTGTTCCAACACATCAACTAATACTTTTACAACTTTATCATCTGCTACTGATAAAAATCTTTGTAAGTTACCTTTGAATAAAAAACCTTCATTCTCTGTAAATTTCTGAATATCTACTGTAGTAAATGCTTTCCAATTCTTTGCACCATATCTATTTCCTCCTCTTATTGCAGAATTAAATTCCGCAGTAGGTCTTGATTGAATATAACCAACTACATTTGATTTACCTGTAGTAGTTTTTGACCAATCTCCATATTTGTTTCTACCTGATGTAACATTTGATCCTTCAAAAGGATTGATTGCTTTATCACCCATATCTTTAAAGTACTCTTTTTTTTTATTTACATATTCAATAGGAGGATCTTCATTATTTCTGAGAGCCCACCAAGACTGTCTTTGTAGTTCAGGATATTTTCTAGAAAGCCATAAATTATAATTTACCTTATCTTTAAAATAATGACCAAGAAAGTCTTTATCTACATCTAAACTAATATTTTTTATATTTTTCCAAATATCTCCTTCTACTGCCTGCTCTCCTTGTCCTTGTTGTGCACTAGATGAAGATGCTTCAGAAGTTGCAAGATTTGCACCAATGTTACCAGATTTGTAAGGTGTCTTAGTTGGATCATAATCATGATATTTTCCTCGTACCCTAGACTGATGATATGATAACATGAATGGTACATAGTCCATACCTAACGATTTAAACAAATCAAATATATCATGATTGGTTTTCATAACAACTCTTGCTATTTGTTGGTCAATTATTTTTTGTTTAATTGCATTATACTGTTTTGCAGGATTTGCAATAATACCTGATGTATAATCTATTACCATACTAAGGTATAAAGAATATTTCTTGTCGATTGTCTATACAGTTTTCAATGTCAGCTCTCCAATCAGATTTAGATGCAGATATATCTACACCGTTTGAACCAGTTGGCAAAATATCCATTTTGAAACTGGAGTTGATTAGATCTATTGACACGAGTTTAATACAAGCGTCTTGTATGTCGTAAGGAACTGTTGGATCACCATAACGATACTTTACTCGTATTCTACTTTTTCTCATAATACTGTAAATATAACCACGGAAAGATAATGTTCCAAGTACCCCTTCAAGGTAAATACCATCAACTGCCGTATTATCTGAATAACTGTCACCAGTCCATACTTCTATTTTATCTCCTAGGGATGCATCAATATCAGCGACTTGTCTATGTTTTAAAAATATCGGGGAACCCCAACCATAATTGTAAAGTAATGGTAAATCATGAATCTCTTCATTTGATGCTATAAGTCCTCCAAAATGATGACCTATTCTTCTGTCCATTTCTTCTTCCTTTCTAAGGATAATTTTCTCGACCTGAGCCTTATTTGGAGTAGTAGTAGCAGTGATTGGAACACGTAGAAAATCGGATACATCGGCTACTGTACAATATGTTACCATAGTTTTATAAAGGTTACTTTGTATTTAAATTTTCTATTTAAAAACTGCTACCCATTCGGCTGCATTAGTTACTTTCATAAAAATTCCCTCTTCAAGACGTCTATTTATGTTAAAAACTGATTGAATTGATGCTCCATATACTTCAAATTCTACTGTTCCTGCAGCAGTTATACCATTAATCACTTCTAATTTTGCTCCTGCATCTTCTTTAGTACAATATATAGCGACTATAACACCATGTCCACCTTTCAATAACGTATTAGTATTAAAGGAAACAACATTATGATTCTCTGTACCCATATTATATCATATATGTGGAAATATATAAACTTTATCAACTATAGATATACATAGTATTAATTAACTGTTAACTAACGTATGTAAAGTTAGCTAACTTAATTAAGCTAAGTTAATTAACTTTATAAAAAATAAAAAAAATGAGTCTAGAAACCTAGAACTCTAATTTTACAGGTCATACTGTTTACTGCAGTTGATGCGTTTGCTAATTCTGCAAATGCTCTTGCTGCTGCACCTTTGACAGTATGATCTTCGCCATAGCATTTAATTTTACCCGTTGATGCTGCATTTGTTGCAGAAGGAATGTATTGTAAAAGTAGACCTTTGTTGCCATCGAGTATTTCTGCTCCAATGACAGTGCTTATTCTACTACCTAATGATACGTCGACTACATTTCCACCAGTAAGATACCCATCTCCTGCTGCATATGTTATGTCAACGACTACTGATTTCAATTTTGATGTCAGTTCACTTTGTATAGATAGCGTTTTGCCTGTCAATGATTTATGGTTGGCGTTTTGTATGATAGTGATTGCCATTAAGTTATATAAATAATACTATTATATAAAGATAAATATAAAAAAGAGGTTAATCCTCTAGTGAATTTTGGTAAAAGTTGTGATCGTCCTTCCATTCGTTTGCGATTGGTTCAGCGATTGCTTCTTCTACTTTTTTGTCTTCAATAGTAGCGTGTATGTTTCCATAGGTATCCAAGAATTTATTGTAATCATCTAGCACTTGGCTTTGATAATTCATTACTCCATCCGTACCAAATCTCAACTCGTTTTGAGCTTTAATGGATTCTGCGTCAAGTCCGTCATATAGTATCAAACAACCAAATTGTTTTTTGTATTGTTGACTATGTGCGTTACTGTCACAAATTAATGATGAGTTAATACCACTATTTGTTTCAGTCCATTGACTGTATGGAATTGCTTGTATGTCAGGAGTGAACTTATCTGCCAATGAGAATTGTTTTGTATGCTCAAAGTTTTCATAGCCTATGCTAAGTTTATAGACTTCTTCTTGTGCTTCACATTCCTCTATTGCCATAGCAATTTCCCCCAATACTCCGTCATACTTTACGTTATTGACTGACCATAGTTGGAAATCTGATATTTCAAATTCTCTAGCAGTTTGGATATTTTGTGTTCTGTCATCCATACCTTGTTTACAAGTATTCAACTCTTTGAGAAGATTCATTAATACTGAATCTCTTGCGGTTGCTGTACCTCTATCGAGTTTATTTTCAATATTTTGAATTGTCTTCTCGTTAGGTGTCAACTTTGCTTGTTCTACTGCAATGGCTTCTAAAACGGCTTCATTGATTTTTTGAATTTCTTGATCATATCTCTGTTCGGAGAGTAGACCTTGATAGACTTTCATATCTTCCAATGTGTATACCTCTTTGAATCCTTGCCATACGCAATGGAATTCAACTGCAATCTCGTCAAAGCTACATGTTTGTCCATGTGAATCAAACGGTACTTCTACTGTTGTAGTTTCTGCATATACTGCACTAAATGCTCCTATAGATAATAGGGCAACCAGTGCGATTATTTGCTTCGTCATTACAACACACATGTGGCAAGGACATATATATGTATCTAAAAAAATAAAATAAATGTGGTTTGACTAGAGTTTAATATCTCTAATTTTACCTTGAGATTTGAAGTGACGACAAACAGTTTCTCCCATAGTTCTGTAAATACCCTTTTCGGTAAATGAACCGTTAATGAATGGGTATGATGGGGTTCTTCTTGTTGCTTCGTAGTACTCTGTAGGAATTGCTACTTGGATTCCGATTCTTGGATAACCATAACCTTCTGCATCAGATGTATCTAATGCAAATAGTCTTCCAATTTCATTTCCACCTGCTGTAGGTGCATCTTTTGTTGGAATGAATGGGACTCCATAGATAGAATCTACGTGAATACCTACTCCAGTACCCTTGAAAGTTTGAATTCCGTTAACGTCGATTTGTACTAAGCTCTCACCGTAAGGGTTTGCAACTCTTACAGAAGGCATGTATAAACCTTGGATTTCGGAATAAACCTCGTGGCTACCTAGGAATACGTTTGGATCTTTACCTGCTGCTTTACGAATATTTCTAAGGAAAGTTCGTAAGGTATCATCGGTAAGAACACCATCAGTTCCTATTGTACCTGAAGCTGACTCTACTTGACAATCGAATGGAACGTTTACTATGTCCCTATCAATATTTGCACTTGCGACCCATGGATTGTACCACTTATTATTTGCACCACCAACAGCTACTTCTTCAGCGTGTGAAGAAATGATTCTGTCTAAGGTTTCAAAATTATGTGTTCCAGTGTTGTCGGCTCCTGCAGCGGCTGCAAGTCCTTCAACGTCTACCATGAGTTGTCTATTAATGAATTCTTTATGCTGTACAGCCATAAACAATCTGAGTGAGCCTAAGCCTCCCCAAATATCATCTTTTGAATGAGTTGAAAGCCATTCCATAACCTCAGATGCACTGAATGGCAACTGAACGGTTTTTGGTTTGACGTCAATTTCTTTCAAAGTTGGTTTTACTGTGTCAGCAATGTTTCCACCTTCGACTGTTCCACCTAGAGCATCTATTCCTGTTACTACAGCAAGATCAGGTGCTTTATTGGTGATAACCCTCCAACCAGATTTGTCCCAAGGGACTTTTGGTAAGATTCCGAAAGCGTTTGCCTCAAGATTCAGTTGAGCCCATGCATAAGCACCAAATACTGCATTGAATGTACCTGCAGTACCAGTGGTAATTGGGGCATCAGCTTTTCTAATAAGGTTTCTATTGTATCCATAATAGATTGCTTCAAGTTCGTCTATTGTTTGTATTTTAGGCATGTTATTGCATACCTCCGTCAGAAGGTGAACCGTATTCGCCTGCTAAGATTGCTCTTGCGACAGAAGATAATCCATCATAACCGCCTTCACGTGCTGCTTTCAAAACTGGATTCAATTCTATTTGACTAGATTTGTTTACAGATTCTAATGCTGCACTTGGTCTTGGTGTTTCGGTGGTAAAGTCAAAATTAGCTTTTTGTTGCATAGCTAGTCCTGATTTATCGCCTTGAGGTTTATCTTCACCAGATTTATCGTCGTCTAATCCTGATTGAACAGAATTGGATTGATATGTATCTGGTACAACTACATCTGCACCAACGTCTTCAGCGTCAGCTTGACCTTTTGGTGAAATGTCTAGTTGCGTATCTTTTTCTTCAAAGAGAGCTTTTTCAACCCGTTCTTCGAGATTTGCTTGAGAATCTGACAATGCTTTTACATGTTCAGTTAGAGTAGACAAAGTTTCAATTAAAGCTTCATCAAAGGATTTCTCTTTTGATTCAGTTTTATCTTCTTCGTCTTGCTCTTCTTCTTCTTCATGATCTTCTTTTCTAAGTTCTTCTAAAGTCATGTATATAGAATTAAGTAAAGTAGAGTTTATAAAGATTATGCAAAGATTTATATCGGTTACTCTTTACGGTTTTTTACTTTTTTTGATGCAACTCTGTCGTCTTCAGGTCGTGGTGGTACGATTGTTACCTGTGTACTCTCTCCTTGACCTTGAGTATGTGCGTAACTTGCTCCTCCTCC